CCGGAATAGCTGTTGGTGTTGCTCGTGGTGGAGTCGGTGTAAGCGATCTCTTCCAAGATCACGTTACCGCCGCCGAACGGGCGAACGTTGCCGCGCTCCTTGAGACGGAGCAGAAGGGGGTTGTTGAGCAGGACATTATCCGCCAGTTCACCGGAACGCGATTGGATGGTGGTGGCGATGATGTCCGTGATGGTCGAATTAGCAAATGCCATTGCATTCTCCAATCATGGATGTAGAATTGAGGCTCACAAAGGAGCCCGCGAAATGCCACGACTCATAGACCTGACCGGCCAAGTGTTCGGCCAACTCACAGTGCTATCCCGCGTTGAGGCAACCGGGCAGGCGAAATGGCTGTGTCGCTGTTCATGCGGCAAGACCACGGTTCAACCTGGGTACGAATTACGGAGTGCAGCGGTTGTCTCTTGCGGTTGTGCAAAAGCGCTGCGAATCAAAGAGCGAACCCAAACCCACGGCATGTCAAAGACGCCCACCTATGAAACATGGGTGAACATGCGCAATCGGTGTAACCGTCCCGAATGCCGTGGTTATGAGCGCTACGGAGGCGCAGGCATCGCTGTTTGCGACGAATGGGCTAGTAGCTTTGAAAATTTTCTTGCGGACATGGGGGCGAAGCCGCCCGGCACGTCGCTGGATCGGATTGATCCCAAAGGGAATTACTCAAAGAGAAATTGCCGTTGGGCCAGTCAAGAGATGCAAAGTAACAACCGCAAGAGCGTTAAGTCAGCCACCCTGAACGGCGTTACCAAGCCCCTCGCCGTCTGGTGCCGAGAGCTAGGTCTCAACCACAAGACGGTCAGGGCTAGGGTCTACCAACTTGGGTGGACGCCTGAGCGCGCTTTGCGGACTCCGGTGCGTTAAAAACGCCCGGTTGACACGCTGTCGAATTGCTCCGACAGCACATCTCGCAGGCCCTTTTTGGCACCACCCTGCACCATCGAGCCTGTCGGGCCGGATGACTTTGGGCTAACTGCCGCCGCCTTCTTGTGGGCGATCGCCGTCTGACGCTGGGAGTGGGAAGCCTGTTCAGCTTGCACCTTGCTCCACACATCGTCATTCAGTCGGACTGCCTTGTCGTAGGCGGTTTTGAGGTCGCTTGCCACGCCAGACTCAAGTAGTTGAGCCATCAGCGGTTTCACTTCCTCGAAATGGGGGGCGCTCTCTTGGAACGCCTTGATCTCGTTTTGCAGACGCGCTTGTTCCTGCGCCTGCTGTTGAGCCAGCATCTGCTGCACCGTCTGCTGCAACTGGCCTACTGTCTGCGTCACGTACCCTGCCTGCGGATCTTGCCCGCCCTGCAGGGCTTGGAGAGGCACGCCGTAGTCCGTGGCGAGCTTGGCGAACATCTGGAGCTTCTGCTCCGGCGTTCCCATCGCCAGCGTTCGATGTGCAGTCCCGAGGTTCTGAATCCACTGCCCCGGCTGGATGCCGTACTGCTTGAGTTCGGGCAGGAACGGTTGCACCGCCTCGTAGATCGGCGCGGCCTGGTCCCACTGAGACTTGTAGGTGGACACGCCCTTGGCGAAATCCCCTTCGCGCTGCTCGATGTAGTCCTGAAGTTTTGCCAGCTCGGGGTCGGAAGCGAGCTTGTCCCACTGGCCCCAATAGTCCTTTTTCCAGGACGACGGAGGCTTGCGAGTGGGGGCAGGATCAGCCTCTACAGGCTGTTCCTCGGATTTGGCAGCGAAACGCCCCCTCTCGTCTCGGATCCGCTCGTCGCGCTCCGATTGAGTCTCTGCCTGCTCTTGTGGAGCATCGGTTTCGATGGGGGTTTCGACGGGTGCCGTCAGCGTGCCTTCTTCAGACTTGCCGAGGGCGTCAGTGAGTGCGTCGCGCAGAGTGGTCATTGCTCAGCCAAAAAAAAGCCACCCGAAGGTGGCGAACAAGGAGCTGGAAAGCTCACGCAGAGACGGAAGCCGCGAAGTTGCCCGAGCCGAGGCTCAGGAACCACGCCGTCTTATTGGAGCCCACGCTCAGACCCGCATTGGTCGAGCCGTTAGCGATCTTCCCGCCGGTCGGCGGATAAACCAGCAGGGCGTTGGCACCGTGGTTGACCACGATGAACGTGTCAGCCTGGTTGCACTGCGGACCAGTGACGGGCAGGATCGCACCCGTCGAAGCGGCGACCGTGGTGAACACGTTGAAGTCACTCGGCAGCGCGAGTGCGGTGCCTTGGGTGGAGCCCGTGGCGGTCAGGGCGTTGGAGTTGGTCGTGAGCAGGCCAACGGAAGCCTGCGCTTGAAGGGCAGGGCATCCCGCGCCCATCAAATTGCTTTGGGTTGGCATTTCAGTACCTCAGCTTTTCATATGCCGCCCGAGCAATGGTTTCTTTCAAGCCTTCGGGCGAGCGGTAAGGCTTGGGAATTGCGTGATCCAGCGAGTTGCCCACCTCGACGACGCCATGCGCCTTCAGGTGCTCGCGGTGTTGCCTGCGACCTTCGAACATTTCCCCCGTCACCTGTGACTGATAGGGAGCGATGTCGCCAACAATGAAAAACCCCGCACTAGGCGGGGCTTGTAATTGGTCTGCCGGGATCAGCTCGTGCGTCACTGGGTCTTGGATGTAGCGTGTTCTCATAGCAGTAGAAGAATCGCCTCTTCCTCGTCGTCGTACTTCGCCTTGATGGCGTTGATGATTGCAAGAACCTCGCTCAGATCCTTGCTGTATGTCTCTGGAGCAAGTGGCAGCGCCTCCTTGATCTCTGCGACAACCGGCTCCGGCCCGCTGATCGCCCGCAGAATTGCCGCCCGGACTTCCTCGCGGTGGTTCTTTCTCTTCTTCTTCGGCTCGTCTGCGTCCCCGTGCGGGTTGAACGCCATCGGCGGCGTGTAGTGCAACAGCGCCGAGTAGCCCGTCAGGACATACGAGCCCGCCGCACATGCCAGCGTGTACGCAATCGTTCCCGAGCCCGACGTGTACGTCAGCGTCGAGGCATTCCCCGTCACCGAGTACGCGCCCGCCGCAGCGCTCAGACTGTGCGCGACCTTCAGAGTCGCCGCCTGCCCCGTCAGGACATACGAGCCCGCCGCCGCTGTCAGCGAGTGCGTTACCTGCAGCGTCGATGCTTGCCCCGTCACCGCATAGGAGCCCACCGCACATGACAGCGTATAGTGAACCGTCCCCGAACCCGGCGTATAGGTCAGCGTTGCCGCGTTCCCGGTGAGCGCATAACTCCCCGCCGCCTCGCTTATCGTCCGAGCGTGGAACAGCGTTGCCGCGTTGCCGGTAACCGTATACGAGCCGACCGCGCTCGTCAGTGAGTGCGCAACCTTCAGGGTCGCGGCCTGACCCGTGACCGCGTAAGACCCGACAACCGCCGTGAGGCTGTGCGATACCTTGAGAGTAGCCGCCTTCCCTGTTACCGAATATGAGCCCGCTGCACACGACAGCGAATACGCAACCGGCCCCCCGGCGATTGGTAGGCTGCTGATCGGCCCGTCTGAAATCGGACGCAGCCCGAGCATTTCAGAACCCCGGCAGCGTCAGAAGGTAATCACCCAGCTCAGGCCACACCCCCGACGATTCAGCGTCTGCAAGAGCCGTCAGGCAATGAGCCCAGCACGCATCCCGCCACGCAATGAACCGCGCCGCATCAGCAGCGAACTGTGGCACCGACGAATCCTTGTAAGAGCACGCCGACAGGCACGAGTCGTAGCCGAGCGTGCTCGCCTTTGCATCGAGCACCTGCTGCACCGCGATCTCGTAGTCGGCGAGGTTGAAGGCTGGCATCAGAAGCTCACGATCATCAGGAGGGCGTCGCCGCCCTTGCCGCCGGCGCCGCCCGTCACGCCGGCGCCACCGCCGCCGCCGCCCGATCCCCTGATCCCGTTGCCGCCCTTGCCGCCGGTGCCGGCCGCACCGTTGGTGCCGCCACCGAGCCCTGGCATGGAGATCCACGAGTTGGGCCCGATCTGGACGAGGTAGCCGTCAGCACCGTTGCCGCCGCCAGCCGCGCCGCCACTGATGTTGCTCGGCACTGGCGTCGCGGCGACGCCCGTGATGCCGCCGCCAGCGAAATCAGTGTTGGCGACAGGAGTGCCGCCGCCACCGCAGCCGGCCAGGGCCAGGCTGGCCGTCAGGCTGATGGCGCCGCCCACCGCACCGGTCTGCGCGCCGCCCGCGCCGCTCGCTTGGCCGCCGCCGCCCACAATGGAGAACAGCGTGGCGAAGGGCCCGGAGATGATGGTCGAGCCCGCTGCAGCGGAGGCGCCGCCGGCAGCGGCCGACCCCGACTGGCCGGCGCCTCCACCGGAGAGCTGGCAGACCTGATTGCTGGTGCTGGTCGAGCCCGGGGCCCAGGCAAGGATCGAGGCCGGGCCCGCAGTGCCCGCCGCGCCGGCAGCGCCGCCAGCGCCTCCGTAGCAGACCTGGGCGAAAAGCACGTCGGGCAGGAGGAACGCGGGCGCGATGCCGCGAACAATCGGCCCCGAGCCGCCGCCCGAGCCGCCGCCGCGCGCGCTGCCCGCCGCGCCGGTGAACCCGCCGCCACCGCCGCCGCCCGTGCCCTGGAAGTAGACGTAGACCCACTGCTTGCCGCGGGGTTTGATCCACGTTTGCCAGGGGCCTGACGCGATGCTCCCCGTCGCATTCGGCGTAAACGTCTGGACGTCGATCTTGCTGTCGAGGTGCTGCAGGTCGAGCATCAGTACTTGCCCCCGATACCCGTGACCGCATAGCCCGTGCCGGCCGAGCCCGTCGAGGTGCCGAAGCTCACCAGAATTCTGTAGCCTGCCGGAAGGGCGAAGTTCAGCGGCACCGTGATGTCAGGCGAGGCCACAGTCTGCGCGAGAGTCACCACCGGCAGCGTGACTTCGCTGATGAGCGTAGTGTTCGACACAGTGGACGACGTTCCCACCGTGAACGCACCCGTCACCGTGGAAACGTAGATCCGCGCAACCGTCGCAGCGGGAGAACCCACGCTCTTGAAGCGAACGAACTGGATGAAGCCGCCGTTTGTCGCATCCGCCTGCCACACCGGATAGCACGAACCAGAGCCGTCCTGCGCCGTGTTGACGGTCGGGCCGATGATCGCGCCTGCGGTGATGTTGCCCGCTTGAATGTCTCCAGCTTTGGAGAAGACCGGATCGGTATTGCCTGCCATGTTGAATCCTTAGAGCATCGTCAGGCCACGCGACATCGCGTAACACCGACCGCGTGAGCCGCCATCAATGGACGCCTCGTTTGCGCTGATGAATACGTCCGAAGTCCCTGCGAGCGTGATGAACGTCCCCGCTCCGCTAGAGCCCGCCGTTACCGTGTCGCGCGTCAGACCCGTGGTGCCGTCGAACACACCGCGCCCAACCTCCCACAGCGTGCCCGAGACAATGCAGTACTCGACAAGCGCAGAGGACGAAGCGAACGCAGTGGCGAACGACTGATAACCCGACACAGCACCGGCAAGCGTGATCGCGCCCGTGCCCGTGGTCGCAGTCGTCTCGCGCGTGCGGTCTGCCAGGCGTGCCATTACGTCGCGGAGAACACGCCGTTCGTACCGTCAAGCGTCACAGCGAAGGTGTCAGCGTTCGTGCCGTTCATCGTCACGGACGATCCATAGTCCCAATACCCGACTGGGATGTTGTTCGTCGCGTTGTACAGGATCACGTACCGAAACGTAAAGCCACCACCGGAGGCAGTCCACGTCGTCGGATTGCCGAGAATCAGGTTCAGCGTGCCCGCCGTGACGTTCGCAGAAGTCACAGAGGCAGAGTTCCCGCCTGCCGTGTAGCCACCACTCGTCGCAAGGTCAGTCGTGCCCGCCACGAATGAGGTGTCTGCGCTGTTGATCGTCGCCGCGAGGGCGATCTTCCACGTATCGGACGCTAGGTTGATCGCCTTGAACAGCGGGCCAATCGCTGCCGTGTACTTGTTGTACGTTGCCATTACTGGACTCCGATGATTGCGCCGCTGCCGTCACGGACGACTTTTTTCGGCTTGGTGAGCACCTCGACTAGCGCTTTGTGGGACGCCTGCTGGCCTTCAACCAGCGCGGCCATTTGTTCATTCACTGCCTCGACCAGCGCAGAAAGCCCGCTCGTCGGCTTGCTCGTCCCATCCGGCGACACTTCCTTGGAGTCATCCGAGGCAGACATCGCCGAGGTCTTCAGCGAGGTTTCGGCCGCGAGTTGAGCCACAGTGACTTTCGTCTCGTTGTCTAGGAGCGCCTTCCAGCGGTTGAACTCTTCCGTGCGCTGATCCTGCTGGTCGGCGAATTGCGCCTTCATCTGCTCCAGAGATGCTTGGTGCTGCCTGTCGCGCTCCTTCTGCTCGGCGTCGGCCTGCGCCTTCATCTGAGCCAGCGCGGCTTCGTGCTGAGCGCGCATCGCTTCCGATTGCTGATCGGCTTGGAGTTGTGCCTGCATCTTCTGCTGATCGGCTTGTACGCGCATTTGCTCGGTCTGCTGATCCGCTTGCACCTGCATCTGCGTCTTCTGCATGTCCGCCTGCGCCTTCATGGCATCAGGATGCGGCTGCGGATTGGCTTGCTGCTGAGCCATCTGCTGCTTCATCTGGTCGGCGAACTGGTCAATCGTCCCTTCCAGCGACTTGCCGATGCGAAATCCTCGCACGCCGAACTTCAGCATTTCAATAGCCAGAGGAACCATCTGCGGCGCAGCTTGAGCGGCTTGAGCGGACTTCTCCAAGAATCCAGACACAGCGCCGAGGAACTCCATCCGGTCAGCCTTGTCCTGCTGCTCGTCCTGGAAGACCATCGAATCTGTCTCGACATCGATGCGGAAATGGCGGGATTTGGAGTCCTTCAGCATTTGAAGCGCCATCGGGACGACTTGCTTATCCTCGTCGCTCAACTGATCCGCTGCCCCGAGTTCCGCGATGGTCATCGGGTCGAAGTGCATGCAGATGATCTGCGCTTTGAGTTGGAACAGCCGCGCCGCGAACCGCTCCACCTCGTCCTGGTACGTCTTCAGACGCATCGAGGCATATGAGTTCTTTATCTTCTGCGCCGTGGCCGTCTCAGACGCCATCGTCTCGCCGCGCAGGATGTCGGAAATCCCCGTCAGCTCGTAAATCTGATTTTTGACCTGCTCAAAGGCTTTGTAAGCCTCAGCCAGCGCCTGTGCGATGGGCAGAATCTCTACAATGTCAATGCCACCCTTCAGGCCCTGCTTCTCGGCGAAGGCCGCCCAGTTCTTCACGGGGATCAGGTCGCCGTTCGTGCCCTCAGTGAACAGCCGCGCAAGCTCGGGGATGGTGGCGTCGTACACGCCCTTGAGTTGCAGCGCCTTGATGAGCCCGTCAATGCGGTCGGAGAGCGTGTCCAGTTCAATCGCTTGGTCCTGATACAGCGTGTAGTCAGGCAGCGGAATCAGGTTGTCCGTCGTCAGCGTGGCGTACAGCGGCGGCGGGCACGGGAAGAACTCCTCCAAGCCCAACGGATCGTCGCGGCAATCCACGAAGTCCTTCTGCGTGCGAGACATCCACAGCGCCTGGCCGGTGTCCTTGTCCCAAATCTCGTAGATCAGGGCACGCTTCAGAAGGCCGTCAGTGTCCGTCGATCCCCGGGCCTTGTTCAGTTCCTCCGGCTGCGCGTCCATCGGGATGGTCTTCGCAGACTCCCCAAAGCGCTCCACCAGTTCGGCGCGGCCCATGTAGACCTTGCGCCACACCATCGGGACTTCTTCCCACGTCCGCGCAACCGCGTGCCCGAAGTCTCTCCAATGCACGTAGTCAACGGGCGCGCACTCGTAGTCCAGTTCCTCGGCAACCTGCGTCTCAGCGTCAACGTCCTCAGTGACAAGCGGTCCATCCTCAAGCTCACCCGCCTGCACTTGCTTGAACGTCGGCTGATACCGAACCCACGCAGTCCCACGGCCACCGAGGAAGCGGTCATAGACGCATTGACGGATCGATGCACCAAAGTCGCGGTAGTGGTTCACCTCAAATTCCAGCGCACGCTCCAGAAGCAGCGCGGCCACACGCCCAACAGGATCGTTGTCCTTGAACCGACGCGAAACATCAGGCATGGGCATGCGCGCAAACGTAGCCGCCTTGAGGGTCTGGACATTGCTCCAAAGCACGTTGAACCGCGCACCGCTGCCCGACTTGCGCTTGTCGTCCCGATACCGCTCAACGATCTTCTTGGCGCGGGCGTACCACGGCTCAAACTCTCGTTCGTAAGCCGCGATGTGGTTCAGGTAGTACTCGGCGTCGTGGCCGGGCTCTACCTTCCAGGTGTCAGCCATGTCAGGCAAAGATGAACGTCGCAGACACAGTGCCCGAGATCACCACATACAGCCCCTTGGACAGCCCCGCAGGTATGGGGTAGTAGGTCGCAGCCGCTGGAGTGAACACGTCCACAACCTTCGTCGTCGTGCCCGTCGAGGCGTCGTCGTAAATGGTGATCGTCGGGGTTGCCGAAGCAGCAGACACGAAGATGCCCACGAGGTTCGTCGGCAGCGGGCACACGTTTCCCGTGGCACTGATCTGCTTGTAGCCACCAACAGGGAGATTCGTCACGCTCATGTCAGATCCTGTCTGATGCCTTCGGCACCGTTTTCCATAGTTCGTTCAGAGGTGCGATCTGCACCGTGCCGCGAGGCGCGCCCGTCACTGCGTAGCGCGCCTGCTCTTGCGATTTCTTCGGCTCTTCCTCGCGCCAGGCCACAGCCAGCATCCGAAAAGCATCAGCAGCGTGCGAGGTCCAGTCGTGCAGCGGCTTCTCTTTGAAGACCTTGCGCTCTTCATCGAACTCACGCTGGTACTGCTTCAGGCTCTCGACGCCCTCTTCTGTCTTCTGCCTGTCCCACCAGCAGCGCGGCAGCATCATCCGCACCGCCTGGATGCCGTCTTGCACGCTCAGGTTCGGGACAATCCGCAGCTTGTCGATGCCGAGGTGTTCGGCCATCTGCTCGATCACCGATCTCCCGCCTGATGCGAGCGTCTTCGCTCTGGCGTCGTGCGGCAGCCAGTGCAGCCCGTACTCGTAGGGCCTTGAGTGGATGACTTCCGCGTAGTGCCGGATATCCTGCCCGCTCTCCCCGTAATATTCCAGCAGGCGGATCTCGCCGTGGAATACCTGATAGAACCAGATGCTCGTATCGTCTGACCAACCCAAATCCCACGCCGTATGGACAGGCAGGGAGGGGTCGTAGCTCACATCACAGATGCGACGCTGCTCTTCAGCCACCCGCATCTCTTTGCCGTAGTACGCGCCGAGGATTGCAGCCTCGAAGCTGCACTCGAACTCCTGCTCGTACTGATCCTCGCTCATCGAACGCCGGGCGTCCTGAAGCTCGTCCGCGTCGATCAGCCGCGTCTCACTCGCCTTGAGACTGAAACAGAGCCAGCCAGGCTGCGTATGTGCTGCCCTGTACACGTCAAAGAAGGCGTTGTGCCCCTTCGGCGTGCCGATGAACACTGCCCAGCCCCTGCGGTCAGCCAGCAGAGGCCGGATGATCTCGCCCCACACCCGAGGGCGCATGTCGGCGTATTCATCGAGGATCACGCCATCGAGGTATAGGCCCCGCAGCGCGTCAGGGTTGTCAGCACCGAACAGGCGGATTCGTGCGCCGTTCAGCAGCTCAACCCACAGCTCAGAGGCGTTCGCCTGCTTCCGTGCGGGGTTGCTGTATCTCAGCAGGTAGTCCCAAGCGATTGACTTAGCCTGCGAGTGGTAGGGCGCGATGTATGCATAACGCCCGTCTTTCTTGCCGTCCTGAAACGCCCCACGAATCAGGTCGTTGATGCAGGCGACGGTCTTCCCTGCTCGCCGATGCGCGACGATGCAGGCCCAGCGCTCTGTGCGCTCATGGAATCGGCTGAACTGGTCGCGTGGCTCGTAGGGGATGACTACTTCGCGCCGCCCCACCGTATCACCAATTCGTGTTCGCCGTTCTCGCCCGGTCCTTCGATCTGCACTGCACTCAGATCCGCCACACTCTTGCGCAACAGGATCTCAATCGCCTTGATGCGCGAAGGGGCTAGTTCGTCGCCCGTAAGCGCATGATTTTGCAGGACGTTTATCAACTGACTCGCTTGGATGCGAGCGCGAACCTCTTCGCTATGTCGCTTGTTGAGCCGGGCTGCCATGTGTCCTCCCCCGGAGTGGTCCGGGTTAGCGCACGCTAACTAGGCGAAGTGCGCCTTGATCGCGTTGAAGAATGCGCGCACGACTTCGACTTCGTGGTCGAGCCATGCAGCGCCCTGAGATTCCAGCGCAGCGAGTTGAGCACGTTTGTCGGCCAGTGCGGCCTCTGCCGAAGCGATCTCGGCTTGGAGTGATTCACGGA